GATTCAAGTTCATCATAGTCTTTCCAGTGACCCAGAAGGAAAACTTCCGATTCTAGGGCAGCTAGGTCTAGTTCATTCCAGCTAGTTCCTGAGCTGCCGTTAGCAGGTTTGGGTCGTTAAGCTTGATATCTGCAGCAACCTCCAATATTTTATACATAGATTGAAGATCTAAAGCCTCTTCTAGCTTTTCCTTATCAGAAATCTCTGGTGCGAATTGTTTCATTGCAATAGACGTGCAATCGAGGAGGAGGTCTAGAAACTCATCTTCTGTAGTTTTTGTTTCTACTTCTCTCCACTTCGTCATAACCTGACGTAGGTTCTTTAAGTTTAGTGGTTTTACAGTAATGATTGTTCCATCCTGTAGTTCCATTTCGATCGATTCGTAAATCTTGGTAGCCATTTTTCTCCTATGTTGTTCCTTTGTCCATTATAGCCTACTATTCTTTATATAAAAGCAATATGGTGGGTATTTCTACCCACCATATTACACGATATTTAGTTATAGATTAACCAACGTATAGACGGTCAATTACTTTTCCGTAAATTGCGTTGCCATCAGCAGCTGTGGATGAGTTAGATGGGAGTAAGCGGAATGTTACAGGGAATACTGTAGCTTCATTACGCTTAATACCCACAGAAACTGTTTCCATAGACAGAGCACGAGAACCTAAGTAAATACGTTCTACGACTGTTCCACCGTTAGGGCTGGTTGTTAGAAGTGATTCTGGACCAGGACCTACGATAAGAATAGAACGCTCTACTGGAGCATATCCTAGAGCACCACCATTAAGATCCAAGATCTGTGTCTTGCCCTTAGATGAAGCGTGAGTACTTGTTGCGTTAAGGTCTGAAGCTTTTCCACCAAGAACAACAAGGAAGTTTTCCAATGTTGCTTCTGTAAGAGTGGTCTTAACCATAACTTTCTGACCTTGCTTGTAAATCTTAGCAACGTCTAGAAGCTGATCAACCTGCACTTCACCGTAATCTGGTTCGAATGAAAAGTCTACACCTTCCGATGTAAAACCAACGTGATCAAACGCTGTATCATTTACGTTAGATGGGTTCTGGTATGTACCTGCTGTATTGTCAGCATATGTTGCTGGCGACTTAGGAATATCAGTGATTGTTTTTTCAGTACTGTCTGCACCGATGTAAAGAACACCAGCACCAACAATAATGTTTTTTGAATTATTAGCCATTTTTTTATTTGCACCTCCTGCTTTTTGTTGATTTAGCTTTCGGGGGCTTCCTCAATATCTATTTTACCACAAATCTCTTACGAGCGTGAATACTCATAGGTTACATATAGAGTTGAAAGATTAAGCCCAGACTCTAAGCCAACAGGCTTTTTCTCATCTAGGGCATATTGCTCTTGACGAACCTTGATATACTTAAAGTTAATTCCAGTATCTTTAATGTGGTTATTTATCTCAAATGCTGAGATATCAAACTTGCTCAAAGAATCATAGATAAAGTTTTTTAGGGGATATAGTTTGTCCCAAGGTCCTACTATAGTAAGAGTTGCCTCTTCCCTAATTAGTGGGAATGTTTTGGCTTCCACCCCAGTATAAAGGAAATCATATAAGATATAAGGGTTTGGGTTGGTTATAGCATTTGAGTCATTGATAGCAAAAATGGGCTGAATTGTATAGGCATCTGTATCCCATACTGTACTAGAAAGCTTTGTACTTCCAGTAACCTGACCTTTAGCCAAAGCCCAAAGATAATTGCCAATTAACATAACTGGTAATTTTGTATAATCTGGCATTACTTTGATCTCCTAGCGATTCTATTTGCTGACTCTTTAGCCATTCCAGAGCTATTAAGATTTCCAGAAGAAATCCTAGATAGAGTAACTTCTGATTCTTTAAACATCTCTTGATCAATTTTATCATAAAAACCAACATCTTCTAACATCATTGCTGCTTGCCTATTCATATAGGAATTGAATGTTCTTTCAAATGCTCCTGAAACTGCAGTACCTCCAGGATTTGGAACATAGGATTTTTTTGTAAATACTTTTTCCCCATCTACATCAAAAACAAGGTACTTTCCATTTCTTGGTCTAATAGTTATTGGATTACCATCTTCCATTACAAAAGCTCTTTTTCTAAACACCTGACCGCTTCTCTCAGGCACTGTAGCGTCTTTAAAAGTATATTGTATACTTGGATTACCAGAAGTTGCTGTAATTGTATAATAAAACAATCTAGCATTTGCATTGCCTATTTTATCGTTTTCATAAATGTGGTGAAAAGATGTACTATCTCTTCTTGCTAAGTTATCCATATAAAATCCAAAGTATTGACCAACAATGTTTAATCCATTTTTGATTATTTGACTTTTATTTTGTGGATTATTGTGAAGCTCTGTAAGTGTTTCAGTATGGTATCTTGCTGTGGCTATAATCTTTTGAGCCATCTTACCAGTATCTACTGCCATATTAAGCTACTTCTAGTGACTGTATTTCTTGACGCTTTAATACCGTTTCATATTCTAGAACTTTTCCTAAGTAGTCAAGAAGCGGTGTAGTTCCAGATGGTTCAAATATTGTTGCTCCATCTAATCCACCTGCGGTATTTTGGATATAATCTTCTTTCCAAATATTTCCCTCAGAGTTTCTTATTGCAACAACACGATACTCAGTGGATATTGGATCTGCAGTTCTAATCTTAATAAAATCTTTTGTTATTGTGATATAGTCTTTTAGGTCTACCTGTGCTGAGTTTCCACCAAGTTGTGATCCAAGAATACCACGAGCATAGCAAGATACTGTTTTTTGAAGAGCCCAAGACTTTGTAATCATTCCATTTGTTGCATTACGGGTAGTGGTTGGCTCATAAATATCTGCAGTCATTGTATATGTAGAATGGGCTAAACAAGACATTTAAATCGCCTTTAGATTCCAAACCTTATATTGAGAAAGTAATGAGTCTACATATAGGTTTCCAGTACCATTTAACATTCCATCTGCAAACTGAATATTAAAGGAATCGTTTTGAATTGACTTTAAACCCTTATTTCTATAAATAGAATCACTGCAAAGAAAATCATTAATAAGTTCGTATACTGCAATCTTAATATCTTCTGGAACTGCCTTCCATCCATATTCACCACGAACTAAATATGAAGAGTCTTTTCCAAAATATGAAGGGTTTACTAAAGGATTTTGATCTACCCATTCAGTAATATTTACACCTTCTGAAACTACTTTAATGCCAAACTTGCTTGGTGCTATTCCTACCGTTGCCCCAAGTAAGTCAATAGCTGGTTCTTCTGTGGAATCATAAATTACAAGGTCATCGGATGTGATCTTATCAAATGATTCAATTCTTTGACCCAAATGCAAAAGGTCGGTATTTTGTCCATAAGCACCTACTGTCTTATATTCAAACTTAAACTCATTTGAAGTATAGGCGTTAATTAAATACCTTGCTTTTCTTTCAAGCTTTTCAACAAAAGATTGAGGCTTTCCAGATAACACATTAGTTTCACCAGTTGAAATATTTTGAAAATAAGAAGATATCTCGCTATATGTTGCATATGGTCTTTTAATTATAATGTCAACATTATCTGTTGAATATGCGTTTATTTGTATTGATTGTATTTCAACAACCAGTGACCTGTCATATTTGCATATATCACTATTTAAGCTAATAGTATAACTAGTTTTTCCTTCATTTGAAGCCGTATGTACTCCTGACTGCGTTCCACTTGTGTTAATTTTTGTTCCAGCAATAGCATTTGCATAAGTAGTTGAAAGATTAAATGTATTTAAAGTTCCTGGAACTGGAGGATCAATATAAACTGGATTTGTTACATAATAAATAGTATTTGCAGTTAATCCAGTTGGTAATGCTCCAGTTGTAGAAAATTTAACAGCATCTCCAATAACGTAACTATGACTGTCTTGCGTAATTACTGCAGGAGATGCAATAGAAATTGTGCATATAGAAGGAATATCTGTAAAGGTTATTTCTTCATACTGGATATAAGCATCATTGGTGTTATCATAAACACTATAAACTATGCTAGTTGTATTTTGTGGGGCGGTATAGGCAAAACTAGCAGTTCCTAAATCATTTACTAAAACTTCCATTTAAATACCATAGAAAGATTGTACCTCTTCCTTGGTAGCCTCCCTTACTTCACTTGCTTGGTTGGCTAATATTTGCTCTGCCAGCGATTTGTTAACAAGGACAAAGGGCTCTTCCATATCAAACTTAACACCGTTTCCAGCGTAATATCCACCACGTTTAATAGCCATAGTTAAAAGAACTTTTTCTTCTTTTGTAGACTCTACCTTTGCCTCTTGTATCTTTACCTTAACTTCTTCTTTTGTAGGACCGTCTTCATAGTCAAACAACGATTTTGATGATTCTTCATACATTTCCCAAGTAACTTTAGCCTCTTCAATAGCTTCAATAATATCTTGTTTTCTTGCATTCTTTGATATTTCAATATCAAACGATAGACATAAACCCTTAAGGTCTCCGATTGTTTTACTAGATAACATAAATCCTCCTAATTATTAATTATACACTAAAAAGAAGTAAGGGTCGGACAAAAATCCGACCCTTACTAAGATAGCATATAACTAAGCAGTTGGTACTGCGTAGGCTACTGCCGACTTTTCTTCTAGTGCTACACCCATACGGACGTAGACTGTGTACTCTACAGAGTCCTTTCGTGGTTGGAACTCACGATGTACTGTAACATCTCTCTGGAAACCCCAAATGCGGTTTGAAGGAAGAGTTAGGTCTACATAGTCTTCTGGATACAAAGGAACTTCTTGAACTGGAAGACCGAAGATGGTGTATTGAGCACCAGCTGGACCGCCAATTCTAGGAGTAACTCCGTCAATTACACGAGTAGCAACATCGTAAGGAACTGAAGTTCCGTCAGTTGTATTAACTGTGCGAAGCTCTGTTAGCAATTCCTGAATATGCTTGCTGTTCATGTAGAACTTAAGATCCTGACGGCGAGCCTTGAACTTACGAGGCATTGCGTTGTAGATTGCTTCGATTGCATCAAGAGTCAACTTTGCGGAAGAGTTATCGCCTGAATCAGGAGTAGCTTCCCAGATGTCTGTCATAGTTGCAGCGGCTGCTGCAGCTTCGTGAGCACCTGCGTAGTTAGTATCCTTGATCTGACGGATAAATCCTGCAAGAGTATTGTTATATGTACCGTTACCAGAATCACCTGGACGACCATTAATTGCAATATCTTCCA